GTGTTAGATAATTCATTTATAGACAGTTCAACTATTGTTGTAAGAGTACAAGGACCCAATGAAACTACTCTTGGTAGAGAGTATTCAAGATCAAATAACATTTTAAACATTGATTCAACGTCAGAAATTTACCTACTACAGGAAGTTCAAGATGAAAAGTATGAATTACTATTTGGTGATGGATATTTTGGTAAAAAATTAGAAAATGGTGCAGTTATAACAGCAACATACATTATAACAGATGGAAAAGCAGGTAATGGTTCTTCAGTATTCTCATACTCAGGAAGAGTTTTAGATTCAGATAATAATCCAGTAGTTCCTACTAATAATATAACTATCACAACAAATCAGTCTGCTGCAAATGGTGGTGATATAGAGAGTGTAGACTCAATTAAATACTTTGCTCCTAGAATATATGCCTCACAGTACCGTGCAGTGACCGCCAGAGACTACGAAGCGATAATTCAGTCTATTTACCCTAATACAGAGTCTGTAGCGGTTGTAGGGGGCGAGGAACTTGATCCACCAGAGTTTGGTCAAGTACTTATTAGTATTAAACCAAAAAATGGTGACTTTGTTTCAGACTTTGACAAACAAAATATACAATCAAAATTGAAAAATTATGCATTATCGGGTATAAATCAAAAAATAATTGATTTGAAGGTATTATATGTCGAAATTGATAGTGCGATATACTACAATAGTTCTCAAGTTAGCAATGTAAATGGAGTCAAGAGTAAAGTAATAGATGTTTTAAATACATTTTCAACTTCAAACATTAATAAGTTTGGTGGAAGGTTCAAATATAGTAAATTAGGTCAAATTATTGATGGATCAGACAGTTCTATAACATCGAATATTACAAGAGTCATAATAAGACGTAATATGAAATGTTTATTGAATCAATCTGCACAATATGAGTTATGCTATGGTAATACATTCAAGAAAAATGCAGGTGGTTTTAATATAAAGAGCACAGGATTTACTTTAGCGAATCAACCTGGTACTTTGTACTTTACAGATGTACCAAATGAAACTGGTGATATGGGTGTTTTATCTGTGGTTAGAGAATCATCAGAAAGTAATGAATTTACTGTTGTAGTTAAGTCTGCTGGAACTATAGATTATAAAAAAGGTGAAATTATAGTTAATACATTGACCATAACATCAACTGTTGCAGCAAATGATGTTATAGAAATCCAAGCGTTCCCAGATTCTAATGATATTATTGGATTGAAAGACTTGTATTTAAGTTTTTCTGTTGCAGATAGTACAATAAATATGATTAAGGATACGATTTCATCTGGTGAGCAGATATCTGGTGTCGGATATAAGACAACATCAAGTTATTTGAATGGAAGTCTAAAAAGAGGTGATA